GGACTGTCCGCACAGATCACGCAGGCGCAGCTTGCGCTCTGTGACGTCTATGAGCTTGTGATCGGAGGTTGATGGATATGGCGAAAGTGTATGCCGAGCTGATCCGAAAGGGGCTGAAAACACTTGATGATGTGCCGGAACGACTGCGCGAGGAAGTCCGGCGTATCCTTGAAGAAGATGAGGTCGAGGGCGTATGAAGCGCCTTCGACTTTTTCTTTTGACCATTCTGTGTGGAAAGGAGGTCGCTGATATGGCAGTCGTGTATGCGACGTTGATCGTCAAGGGCAAAAAGACGCTCGACCAGGTGCCGGCTCTCATCAAGCCGCAGGTTGAGGAAATCCTGAAGGATCTCGAAATAGAGATCTGACACGCAGCAGGAGGGGCGGCACGGTCTGCCTCTCCTGCATTTTGCAAGTAGAGGTGAAAGTGATTATGACAATCAACGCTGGCGAGTTTCTGATCGCGTTTGTCGCGGCTATGGGGATTCCGTCCGCCATCATGGGCTTTATCGTCTGGAAACTGGAACGGAAAATTGCGGCGCGGGATAAGCGCGCCGAAGAGCAGGAGGAAGCGCAGAAAGAATTCTTTCTGCTCATGGTACAGAGCACAGGCGCAGCAATCGCGCTCGGCGAAGCAACCGCCAAGGCGGTACAGCGCATTCCAGACGCGAACTGCAACGGCGATATGCACGATGCTCTGAACTACGTAGCCAACATCAAGCATAAGCAGAAGGATTTTTTGACAAAGCAGGGCATTCACGCCATGTATGACTAAGGAGGAACACGATTCATGGAATACAACATTACCACCATCATTCAGGCGGTATTTGCGCTGATCGCAGCAGTCATTACCGTCATCGTCATTCCGTACATCAAGAGCAAGACCACAGCCCAGCAGCAGACCGATATTGAAGGCTGGGTGAGAGTCGCTGTTTCTGCCGCAGAGCAGCTTTATAAGGGCTCTGGTCGCGGAGATGAGAAGAAAGCATTTGTGCTTGACTGGCTCAAAAAACGTCACATCGCTGTTGACGAAGCAAAGCTGGACGCTATGATCGAGGCTGCTGTGTATTGGCTGAATCACAGTTTCCTCACCGCCGGTGAGCTTTTGACCTCCGGGGGCGACGAAACATGAGCGTACGCATCGGGCAGGCGTCGCTCGGCGAAACCGGCGCGCATGGGCAGAAACCCGGCAATCAGACCGGTCGCGAATTAAACTTCGCGTATTGGTACTCTGGAAGCTGGCTCGGCGTTCTCCGGTTCAAGGACCGCAGGAAAGCCGAGCTAGCCGCGCAGGCGTGCGAAGCTGGTGTCGGCAACAAGAACATCGGGTACGATCAGGACGGTCGCAACACAGCCTACGTCGCTGCGGAAGCGGTAGACTTCATTCTGAGCAAGATCGCAAAGCCCGTAGAAACGGACTGCAGCGCATTTATGATGCTCTGCGCAATTTCCGCTGGCGTCGACGCCCTGAAAGAAACCTACCGCAAGCAGGGCAATTCCTGCACGACCTACTGCATGATGCGCTGCTTCCCTGCGACGGGAGAATTTGAACTGCTGACTGACCGGAAGTACCTGACATCTGACGCCTACCTGCGCCGGGGCGATATTCTGGTATCGTCCGGGCATACGGTCATGGTGTTGGAAAACGGAGAAAAGGAGGACGACGATATGGACAAGGCAACCTTCACAGAGCTTTTCCGCGAGATGCGGAAAGATCTGCAGGACAACGATTGCAGCGATTGGAGCGAAGCCGCCCGCAAGTGGGCGGTTGACAACGGCATCGTGCAGGGCGGCGCGCCGCTGCCTGACGGCTCTGCAAACTTCATGTGGCAGGACATGATGACGCGCGAGCAGCTTGTCACGGTTCTGTACCGCTTCGCACAGAAGCTCGGCGTGGGCTGATGGCGCAGAAAAGGCGCAGGCGAAAGAAGTCGGATGCGAGCAAAAAGTTTTTCGTCCTGCTTGTTCTGTCCGGCTTATTCATCACGCAGGAATGCGTATTTTTGATGTATCTCTGCATCAGGTTAAGCTATACGGCTGCGGCGGCATGGCTGACAGCGGCGCTCGGCTTGGCGCAGGTTATCATCATCGCAGCCTGCAACGGCTACTTTGGGCTTGCCAAGTCCGACCACAAGCGCGGCGGCATCACATTTGAAGCTGCAAAGGCAAACAACTTTCAAGAACAGTACGACGTGGACAGCGCCTATATCTGACCGCACGAACAAACCCCTCGCATGGCAGGAATGTCATGTGAGGGGTTTTCTTTTTTGCGCGGCTTTGGCGGCTCGCTGTGCCGTTTTTATATCTTCCCATTGATTCTCTCGTCGCTTTGCGCTGCCTAAACTTGCAAGTCCAGCAACGACGCGACAGAGGTGTTTACTTCGTGCTGTACGCTTTCAGTGTTACCTGAATCACAATCTCATCACGCTTCAATGTCACGAAATTGATCTTCGCTTCGAGTGTTCCCGGCATGGACGCGGCTGGCAGCATGTACAGGCTGGCAAAACGCCCTATCGTCAATGGTCCGGCTTTCACCACAACTGGAATCTCATCACTGGCTGCTCCAATCTGATTACAGAAGTCGAGGACGGTAATTTTTTTCATGCTCAATAATCCTCCTCAATACATTCGTCCGCTTCGGTGTAGTATTCTCCGTCGTAGCCTTTTCCCATAACCTTGTCGTAGCAATCGAAGCAGACCAACCGGTAAGTAATGCCGTGGCAGTCTCGTGTAAAAGTCATGTCCTCTCGCAGAAACTCACCCTTGCAGACAGGGCATTCGATCTTCCGCGCTTTCTCCCACCCGGCGTCTTCCAGATCGTCGAAGCCGTTCCAGACGTCCTCCATGACGATCTGCTTTTCATCGTTCACGATGAGACCTGCAGCATCCTCGCCGTAAAGCTCACTTTCAAGCAGGAACAGGTGCGCGGTGAGCGTTTCCGGTTTGCCGTCCACGTCCGGGGTAATCTGAAAATCACCCTCGTCAATGACATACCACGTTCCCTCGTGACCGGCGATCTCGATGCCGTCGCTATTCCAGCTCAGCATACGCCACAACTCCGGTTCTTTTGTGATTGCCCACACGTTGAGCGAATTCTGCTTATGCGCAAAATCTTCGAGAGCTTCAACCGTTCCGCAGGTGTCGCAGATGAAGCAGCCAATGCGGCGGCTGAGGGCGTTGTGTGTGACGCTCTCTGCGTCCATCGTCATCTTCCCGCAGCGGGGACACGCGAAGTGTCCACCCGGCTGCTTTTGGGCAAAGCGTTCGATCAATGTCTTTGCCGGCTTATCGATCATCAGTCCCATGCTCTGAGCCTCCTTACCACTCTTGCCCCTCAAAGTCTTCCAGCGCATTCAGCGCGGCAAAGTGTTCGCGCATAAATTTGCCTGCATCTTCGTCTTGCCGATTTATCAGTTCCTCATCTGCACCGTTTTCTTCGTATTCGCGTTGAAGCCGTCTGGAGTTCTCGTAGACTTCTTTGCGCTTACGCTCATCCTCAATCAAGAGCGCGTGAATGTATTCCAACGTTTTGATCGTCATAAGGCTTTCTCCTTTCACTCGATAGCAGCTTCGATGCTGCTGATGGCTTCTTCCAAACTGTCCACAGCACTGGAAAGATTGTCACAGGCTTCGTCGGCTTTTTCGTAGCGTTCGCTTTCCTGCATATTCTCCGGGATATTGTCCCGGTATTCTTCTTCTTCAGCCTGAAGGTCTTCGAGGCTGCCTTTCAGCTCCTTCAACTGGTCGATGATGGCCTGCAAATTCTTGCGGCGGATTTTATTCATCGTCGTCATCCTCCCCGTAGTTTTCTTCAAAGCGGCCTTCGGTGATGCCGCCGTAGGTGTAGCCATTGTCGAAGCTCAGATAGATCGGTGTATCTTCATCGTACTGCGCGAGGAAGTCGATCAGCTCGCCAACGGTCATTGTCCTGTTGATCTGGTCGACGTCGTAACCTTCGCGGGACGTGGAATAAATCAGCTTTTCCATGATGAACCTTTCTGCCCTCGTAACCTCCGGGGCGGGCGACGATTTAGCAGCAGTAGAAGCGGAGCTCGCCGTTGACCAGCTCGTACATGAAGCAGGCACAGTCGAAGCGAACATAGTTCCAGTCAGTGGATTCGTACACAGGCGTGCGGTCGAAGGTTCCGGCCGTGCTTGTTGACCTCGTAGGTGTGAACCTCGTGCAGAATGTGAATCTTTTCGGGAGCAAAGCCGCACTCGTCAGCGATGAATGTCTTGGCTTCTTCGTCGGTCATCAGCTTGCCACAGTTGGCAAGGTGGTCGTAGTCGCTCTGGCTCATGTTCGTTCCGGTGCCGGTGCTGGGCTTCCACTCAAGCTCACGATCCAACTCGGCAGTCAGGTCGTTGATCTGCTTCTCGCGAGCTTCCATCTCGGTCTTATGCTGCTTTTCCATCTCGACCAACTGGCTCTTGAGCTGTGCAATTTCTTCGGCTCTTGCCTTGTAGATTTTCTTTTCGCCGCCGTTCTTCACGAACGCCTTGCAGAATTCGTCTTTGTTGCCATTGAAGTCGTAGTAGGCTTTTTCAATCTTCGCATACTCGCTGGCGGTCGGCTCGAAGCCGGTGCGCTCGATAAACTCAGAAATCATCATTTTGTGTTCCTCCTTGATATTTTTGCCTTACTCGGTTATAATCAAGGTGGTCGGGGTAAGGCTCCCGGCTCACCTTTCGGGGTGTTTGAGTAGCGGGTCTGTGGAAGGGGCCGCTACTCTTTTTATTTACTCATCCATGATGCGCTTGACGCTTTCGCGGAGTTCTTCGAGCGTTTCGCACTTCTCGATGAGTTCGAGGATCGCTTTCAGCAGCGCCTCGGTGACGTTCACGTCGTTCATTCACCTCGCTCCTTTCAAAAAGCTGTTCGGCTTTGCCT